GACTGTTGTTAACAGTACCTACTACTTCCCATTTCTCACCAGTAACAATCTCTGGATACGGATAAGCTTTACTGTTAGGCACGAGCTAATGTAACAGCATCTATTAATTCTTCTGCTTTGTCTGCAAAGATTAACTTAGCTGCTGTTTCTGCTGTGAATCCTTTATCTTGTAATGCAAAGAACTCTGTCCATGCACGTACTGAGATACGTTCTTCATCATCTTCTACTAATGTTGTGTCATTAATTACACCGTGCCACTCATCTGGAAATTTTTCCATTGCTTTAGGGTGTATACTGTCAACATATATTTTCACAGGGAATCTATCTTTTAACGCTAGTGGCAATGATTCAGGTGGACTGTTCGTAGTAGCTACGACTTGAAAGCCTTCAGCTGGACGTACTGTCTCCTTAGTATCATTGTTTAATGTCAACATTGCTATGTCTTGGTCATCAAGAATAGCGTGTAGAAATGTCATAGCATCTGGTGAAGCGTGGTCTATCTCATTGATAACCAATCTACCACCGTTACGCCATGCTTGAATAGCAATACCATCATGCCACTCAAAGCCACCGTCTTTAGCAGGTTTATAGAAACCTTCTAAGTTAGCAGCTGCTGTATCTTCTGTCATAGTAATCTGATAAACATTAGCTTTACCATTCATATCTAATGGTGTGCTTTGCTTAACAGCACTATATGTTTTGCCTGTACCTGGTGGACCGTATAGTAATGTTCTACGTGTCTTACCTAGTACAGAAGCTATCATTTTCCAACAATCATTGTTGTTCATAGTATCTCCTCTTCATAGTTAGGGACAAATCGACAATATATATCTATCTGTCCAGTTTTATTTCTTCTTTGTTGTATCTCAAACTTACCTTTGTCTGATAAGTGTGCGATATTACGCTGAGTCATAGACTCAATGTTTGCTTTAACGCCACTAATCCACTTGTCTTTAGTAGATATAATGAACCATTGTTCTGGTGATGATAAAAGTATTCTTACTTTGTCATCAGTTAATAGACTAGGTTGCTTACCTTTTCTATTTAGATATGGTTCGGGTGGTGTAGCAGCTTGCATTCCTTCAGGCATTGTCATTGTCTTGCTCCTTCAGAAATTCTTCTACGTCATCACCAATATGTGAAGTATGATGAATGACATTATTAAGAGTCATATCAATTAGTTTATCTTCATCTTCTTCTCTATTAGCTTGAATAGATGTAGGTTGTAACGCTAACCAACTTTGGAACAAACCAATTTCTACTGCTTGGTCATAGATATCTTCTATGTCCTGTCGTGTATACGTATCTTGGTCTGCATACATTGGATTACTGTTGATATAATCAGCCATAGTTTCTGCACGTGCATGAGTTATTATTTCCATGCCGCGATTGATAGCATTAATTAAACTATCTGACCATACTTCAACACGATATACTAAATGTCTACCGTTATTGTCGTCTGGAATAAATGACTTATCATCATTACTATCTTCTGCCATATAGTTAACTACAATATAATATTTATTCATATCTCGTTTTCTAGATGACAGACCTATTACTTCCATTATGTTTCCTTTCTTTTATAGTCGACTTCTCTCGAAGCACAAAAGTACCGAGAGAGAAGGAGACATGACTGAGTTGTATATCGAGGGCAACGATGTAACTCAGTCATACTCCAATAGCTACGTACGTGTAGCTTGTAACACACAGTTTGAGGTTGCCTAGAAAACCTATTACAAATTGCTTTCGCATAGTTTGTAAGACCTTACTATGTGCTACAAGCTACTCACAGAATCACTTGCGTGACTATGGACAGTGCTGTGAATAGCTAGCGTTAGTTAATCTAATAAACTTGATAGTCCTGATATGCTATACATGCTTGGTTTATATGAATTAAATTCTATATCACCATCGTTATCTATATTACTTACCATCATATCTATTTGTGCAACGGCGTCTTCCATTGTTACATCACCATTGAAGGTAAAGTCAACTGATAATATATTCTCGTTACGTCTAGCATTTGTGTCTACATATTTGTATGTCATAGTTCCTCCTCTATATATTCTGGGTAACATGGTTCGCAATAGTGTTTGTTATTAATTAAACCACCACCATTATGTGTATGTGAGTAACCTCCACATCCTTCGCATAATAACCAACCACCCATTATCTATTGTATTTCTCTATTAAATTAGTAAATGACTTTGTATGTTCTTGTTCTACCATATCAAACTCTTCTATTGGATAGTCTGTTTGATGTGGTTCTTCTAAATCATACTCAAATTCATCAAGAAATTTGTTACAAATAGATACATTATAGGTTTCTGCAATGTGTTGTAATAATAAAAACGGTTCACCCCACGCCGATTCAAACCAAATAGATAAGGTGTTATCGTTTACTTTTGTAACTTCAGTATCACAATCACCCCATTTAGTACCCCAGTTAAGATATTGCCAGTCAATAGAGTTAGTACAATTATACTTTTCTCTTAAGTCATCAAGTACCATATCCATAACGGGACGTTTAGTACCGTCTTCATTATCATACCAACTACTATATCTAACACCGTCAATAGTAATTGCACCGCTATGCATACCGTCAAATTCTTTTGGGGTAGGCATTACATTAGTTAATGAATATGTATTGTCTTCATTAGTTATATCAGTAAGTAATCTATCTATATCTTCTTTCATACCTGTAATAGATACTCTATTTCTACACCAGTTAGGCATTATTCCTCCTCTAATATTTCATAATCTGGTAAATCTGTTGTGTTAGTCCACCAGTCAATTAATGCGTCTTTAATTTCATTACTATCATTGATATCTTCAACTTCAAAAAGAACATTGAAATTAAACTTTGCATATATCTCAGCCATTATTCTTCCTCCAAATCTATTTGTGCATGAGTTGCATATTCCCACAAATCATCAACAATTTCGTTTGCTGTTTCTATATCATCAAAACCTAGCTCATGTTTAATAGCTAAGGCATAATTTATTATTTTTAATGGGTCTAACATTATTCCTCCTCGTTTATAGTTTGTTTATTAATTTGATATAAGAATGCCTCAAGTAACATTGCACTGTGTGAACGTAACTCATCACGAACTCTATCATTTGTTTTCCAGTTAACTAAGTCTCTTATCATCCATAAAATGACAGTCTTAAGTTGTTTCTTAGTTAATAGTTCTAATTTATTTAACGCTTTTTCCATAGTATCCTTTCATAAGTATCGTCTGCGCGAACACAGAGGTAACGCGCAGAGGATACGTTTCTTTTAATTAAAAGGGTGAGTTCTCAAAGATAAACTCTGCCTTAACAATGCCTAACGCATCTAAGTCTGAGTTAATCCTTGTGTCTACAAGTCCCTCATGATATGCAGTGACTGCATTTTCTATCATCGTATTTAGTTGATTGATTTGTGACTGATTAAGTATCGGCTTAAGTGTTTCCACTGCGTTCTTAATGTCAATTATATTATCCATAGTATTCCTTTCATAGTGTTATTTAGTATACATATATGCCTGACTTAACAGGCACATATATAATATTTATCTAAATGCTAATCGCATTTGTGTTAACTTGCTTAATGGTCTACGAGATACTTCCCATAAGTCCTCGCCTCGCATGTATGCTTGGCTCGCACAGTCAACGTAATGTATATTCAATGGATACTTAATTAGTTCTCCATTTTTATCTTTCTTCGTACTAGGTTTCCAGTACGCATCTTTATAGAATATTATCGGGTACGTACATACTCGACATACTTTCTTATTTTTAAATTTAGTCATAACTTAATTCCTTTCTATTGACTAATTACTTTATAGTTAGAACATATTATTTCTTTACGCCACTTTCTGCGATATGTTCTATAGTACCTACCAAGGGGATGATAGGTACTAACAACATACTGTTTAGTATGCGGCCTCTTCAGCCATTACTTCTACAGCAACTTCTTCCTGCACATCTTCGGACATTTCCTTGATGTTGCTAGGATGAGTTGGACTGGATTTACTTAGCTCCCAGAATGCTTTCTTTGATACGTGAGTAGGAACATTCTTATATTCCTTAGTCTCTTTATCATATACTGGTGTCCATACTAAATCACTCCATTGAGTAATAGTTTCTCCAGATATTGCACACACTCTAGGTGTCTCCATTAGATTTGCCATAGTATAATCTCCTTTCTTAATCTATTTTATAATTGATTATTTATAGCTGACATACATATATTTATATATATATCCAGAAGTCTTACCGACCTCCCGAGGTCGGAAGGGAAGACTTCAAGATATCTATAAAGTTTCGCTATAACCTAGCTCAACATTAGTATCTAGAAACTGAAATGGAAATTCGTGTTCACAAGTTTTGTTCTCAAGTATTTCATCACTCCACATATTCATATCACATTTATTACAGTTATACATATAGTTCCTTTCTTCGAGACGTTCTCGACTACTTTGTAGTCGGGAGAGAACGTATCATAGTTCATAGTATTGTATAGGAAATCATTAGGCAGTAAGGGAACTTAAAGTACCTACATACTCTTTCATTTTACTGTATATACCGAGTATCTTACCTGACTTCCAGAGGTCTGGAAGGTAAGATACTGTATATACAGAAAATTAAGAAGTTAATTCTTTTATTGGTCATAATATAGTCTTTGACTACCATATGTAAACTTGACCTGTCTGTATATAGTACGTATGTCTAGAAATATATGCTGGTAATTCTTTACAGAAACCCCAGTAAGTACGGGCGTTAGCGGGCATTAGGGGTAGATGTTTGACCTAACATGTTCTAAAGTCCTTGGGTACTGCCTTTGTCTTTCTAGTGTACTGTCTCGCCAGTCAGCAGCTTTCCGCATCCCGATTGCAACTTCACCTGTAACAAAATACTTGTGTTAAGTGTTTGTAATAAACAGGACTATACCATATAATTCTCACTATACAAACATCTAAAGAAAGATAGTTAAATGTCACAAAATGTAATCTGTATTGCAGAGGGTTGTAGGAAGAAATTAACAGGCAGACAGCGTAAATTTCACTCTACTACCTGCCAAAAACGACAGTTTGCAAGAGACAAAAGACATAACACAAAGGCTGACATAAAACCTATTAATATAGAACGTAAGTCTGACGATGGTGATTATGCTAGTGTTAGAAGAGGTCAGTATTACCAAGCTTTTGTAAGTGAGGGAATAGCTGACCAGGTTGCAACAGGCGACATGACGGTAGCTGACGCGGCTTCCCTCCTCGGTTGCACTTCAGCTACTGTTAGTCGCATGCTCGCTGCCTACAAGATAGACAGTAGAAACTCTATAGCTGCAGAAGATTGGGAGTTATCAACCGAAGCTAAGGATGCATTAGAAAATTTCGCTACCTTCCGACAAAAATACTTCCGAACCGAACTAGGTAAACAGTATGACACCGCGCCTTTTCATACTAACTGGATAAATAACATTATAGATAGCATAGAAAAC